ATTAAATTCACGGAACTTTTCATTTGCCTCTGGGAAGTATCGCAAATAAATCTTAATCTGTCGGTTCTTACGAACGTGAAGATATCGCTCAAAAAGATTACTAGTATTTCCTTTAATAAGTCGGGCATGAGAGTATGTCTCCCCTCTAATCTTGCCCCTAATGTTGTCGTTTAGTAGTTTAAGGACTAGTCCCTGACTCTCAATACCTAGACTTTTAACATGTGTATTCGCCTTTTCAATATTTTCGAATGTGAAAGTAGTAGGAATATGGATTGAGTCCTCAGTAAATCCCCGTGTATCAATAAGATGTTTCCTTACCTGGGATAGAGTAAGATTAATAATAGTTCCTTCGGTAGCACGTTCTCGTGCCTCAACCAGGATGACACGATTTACTGGAACTGGGCATACAATACGGTTATCGCTATGGAGTAGAACGAAACTATACATAATATTCTTATCAAGGCTACTCAATTCAAAGTTAACTGATTCAAAGAACATATCTCGAAAAGTCTTTTCAGTATTGAAACTCGTTCCTGCTCCTACACTGCTTCGTGTGCTAATATGCCATGAGTCATTAAAGAAGAAGACATTAATATTAGTTCCATCATAAAACTCTTCAAAGATAAGACTAGAATTATCTACTGGAATATCACCTAGTGCTAGGGATTTCTCTGGACATGTTCCTACAATTTCGTGGGTGTTACGGTCGAATACTAGGCCTCGGCATCTAAGAGTATCTGGGTCAGTAAGGTCAGCTGATTTGCGATTATATTTAAGAAGATACATATTGAGATTAGGGAAATCTTTGTAAACAAGTCCCCTATTACAAAATTCTTTTACTAGGTCTTCAAAATTACTTTCTGGTTTAGTGAAACTAAGTCTATTAGGGCGTGTTCCAGTTGTTCTAATATTAGAAAATGACGGTGATGTATCGGATTCGGGCATTATGGTTATTGTTATTAGTTGATTGTATTCTAAGTATTTTTTAGAATAAATGATTTTCAATTTTGAAGGATTTAAAAAAAATATCCTAGTTAAATATAATAATGCAAGACCCCGAATCTTTAACATTAGAGGATATTGAAGACTTTATTGATGCTCCTGACACTACAGAGAATGAATTTACATTTACAATACAAAACGGCGGAACAAATGAAGCAGAACCGGAAGCTGAAAAAGAGCCTGAACCTATGGCAAGAGATGAATTAGAACCACAACCAGAAGAACCTGTGCCTGAAGTAGTAGCAGAACCTAATGAAGGAACCGAAGGAACCGAAGGAACCGAAGGAACCGAAGGAACCGAAGAAGACGAAGACGAAGACGAAGTTCCAATGGAATCAAATGACGGACCTGACCTTGGGAGTGTTGAAAGTGAAACCAATGAAGATGAAATAGATATAGGAAGTGTAGGAGATTCTACTGCCAGCAACAATTTAGAAGTAACTGGAGAAGAAGGAGAACCTGAAACCGAAGGAGAAGAAGCCGAAGGAGAACCTGAGGTCGAAGAAGAAGAAGAAAACCGAGTACCATTAGAAGAACCTGAAACAGAAAGAGAAGCTGGGGAGTATATTATAGATACAAATGACTTTGAATTTCTTGATAGCGACAAACCTATCTTTATTAGAGAAGAGATCCAATTGCCAGAATATAGAGTAATTACTACAGAGGAAGAACAAATTGCCGATTTAACAAATGAACTTATGAAATCAGTTCCCGAAGAGAAAAGAGAAGACAAAAGAGTATTAAGAAATATTAGACGACAGGTTGAAGCATTTATTATATTAAAAACTAAACATAGCACATTTGAGAATGATGAAATTAGTGGAAGTAAGATACTAGGCGATAATCACCGCGAGGTATTAGATAAAATAATGAATGGAGATTTGTCAAATAAAATGTATCGTCCTATTGTTAATCAAAGTAAAATAGTTTATCAAAATGAAACCACAGATAGCGAAGGAAATACATTGTTTAGTTATCCATTAGATACAAATGAAAATATACTAGTTACAAACACTGGTATTATTACTAATCAAAGTAGTCTTAGAAGAAGATACAAAAATGATACAAGATTGAGACATAATTATTCCTATTACGCAGAAATGGGAGAGTTAAATGAAACTTTTAAAGATTATAAGACTATCAATGATAATGGTTTTAACGTTAATTTGAAAGAAGCTTCTGGAGTCTATACCTCTGCCTTACCAGAAAGTGATTTAGCAACTATTTCAAAAGGATTCCCAGAAAGCAGACCACTTGACAATCATGTTGAAAGTGGTAATATTGAATTCGACCTCAATGGGAATCCATTTGCCAGAGATAATTCTATTAACATAACTGGTTTTGTAAAAATTCCAGATGAAAACATTAAATTAAGTAGTTTTATAGAAAAACCATTAAGAAAATCAGTTAATGAGAGTTATTTAGACTTATCGGTGAGACAAAGAATAACAGAATCTGACCCACAAACAATAAATTTAAATAAAACTGTAGGAACAAAAGTAAAGTTATGTCTTCCTAATCCTGACGATACGTCTAAAACAATCAATGTCACAGGAACAATAATTAATATTCAAGACAATGATTATACAGTTGAAATAAATGAACCTCCCGCTGGAATTAATAAAGTCATTAAAATGAACAAAAGAGACAAAACTGTTGAAGTAGATAGAGGAGACCTAATGAATGAAGATAACTCTCTTAGAGAATGTTACCATACAGGTTCTGCTATTTTTCGTTTTCCAGATGAAAGATTGAATGCTGATACTATGAAACAACTATTAGAGGAAGTAATTCCTAAATCAGCAGACGTAATTAGACAACACTTCCGTGATATTCAAATGTGCGAAAATCTTTCTCAAGTAAATAGTGTAGTTGAGAAATATGACATTCATACTGATAAATTAACAAGTGATTTAATGAAACCAATAAGAGACTCAATGGAGGCTAGAAATGAAACTACATTAAATGCTAGTAGAGCCATTAGAGCTAAACTCCAAGATATTCTTAAAACTGAACCTGCTGTAAAAAAACAGATGGTTGAACTATTAAATCGTAAGTTATTAGAGGAATTTCGTGAATATTATGGAGAATATCCACACTATAATACAGCAGTAGATAGCACAGTTGAAAGACTTAAATGGTTATATTCTCAATACGACCAAGGAACACTACTTTTTAAAACTATTGTATTAAAACGCTTTGGAAGTTTCTTCAAAAACATAGCAACAAACCAAGGAAGATTAATTACTGATATTGGAAAATTAAATAATAAGCAGGATAAATTAAATGAACAGATAGAGCGTATTCTTGATGATGCTGCTAAAGGAGGCAGTAAATGCCCAGAAAGAAAATTAGTAAAGATATATTATTCGATGGCAGACCTCGATGCTGATAATCTTCGTGATATTGAAATCGATGAGGATAAAAGAGCAATTATAAATCCTAGTGAAGAGAGAGGCGTATTAAGAGAACACGATGTAGATGAAGGAATGGAAACTCGTGGAATGTATATGGTAAAGAGTGGTGATTATTGTATATTAGATGATGAAAATGGGAAATTAGCATTTAAGAGAGGAACTGTTTCAGGAGGTGAAATGTGGATAAAAGAATCTGGGGTTAATGTCGATTCCTTAGTACAAACAAATTATGATTTCTGTAGTCAATTCACGATGAATTTACAGGAACTTACAAAACAATTGGACGAACGCAAGGAAGGTTGTTATATGAATGACAGAAGTGGGGTATGTCTTCCTGCTGAAGTTGAGAACTTGTCACGAGAATTAAACGAAATTAAAATTAAAATAGCTGAAAGAACTCGTATGTCAACACTAGTTAGAGATTCAGCTACATACAACGATTATCTGGAAAAATTAGTTAATAATTTAAAAAAAACACTAGGATTGTATAGAAAATTACAGGAAAACAAATTCAAAAATGCCGAAAAAGAATATGAAAAAATAGCGGAAAAGGAACCCGATGAATTCACCGATTTCTACAAAAAAGTAGATAAATACCTTGAATCAATAAATTCATTACCTGGAGAAGAAAGATGTAAAATGCTTATTCCATTCTTAGATAAATACGCTAGAGATGCTGATACCGTCGAAGGAGAAAATCCTAAGAATTTGTATAGTAAAATAGGAAATCGCGTATTAATGTGTAAACACCATAGGGTCTTAATTGATTTCTATACTAATCCCGATAAATCACAAAATACATTAAAGTATTTGAAAATGAAATGGTGTAAAGAAACTGAAGGCAAATTATACTGCACTAACTGTGGTCAAGAGGTATTTGATGCCGACTATGAAACAGTTGAAGGATTCGCTGCTAATGGAGCTCATTTAGTTTCCACCGAGGTTATGGAACCAGATGAAGAAGCCCAAAATGCTCTTAAAGAAGTTCAATTTATAGAAAAACTATTAGAAAATGAAGAATCTCGTGAAGACGCTAAATTTGCCGAAAACATTTGTAAAACATTAACAGGTTTAATGGGAATAAGACTTCGTGACGCTGACCGTGAAAGCATCATTAAGAAAACAATAGAACTTAATAACGTTAACATAAAATCTAAAGACACATGGTTAGCTGGACAAAAGAAAATGCCAAAAAACCAAGCAGTTATAGACAAGGCCTTTACAAAATATCGTAATAGAAATATGATAATCAACACATCATCTGTTTTATTCATATTCCTTCAGGCGAATGTATTTGGATACTCTGTTAAAAATCCACATTCTAGATGTAAAGCAAGTCTCCGAGGATTTCCATTAGAAATAGATGATACTAGTGATTCTGGTATATTATACATAGCATGCCTCTTAGAAACTCTAAGAGATTCAGGAAGTGATGTTTATGCTAGTATTAAAAAGGTTGATATAAAAGATTCCATTAAAAGAACAATTGATTACTGTTTAAAAGATACATATATTAGAGAAGTTTTAGATATTAGAAGGAAATCTATAGATACAGAGGTAGAAAGTGGTAAAAACGTTAATAGAGATTGGAATCAATTTAAACCTCCTATGATGAAATATGACGTATCATATGAAAATGTAGAAGTTATGGAACCCGAGAATCCAGCATTTAATGAACATACAAATTTACTTGGAATGAAAGTAATTCAAAATATTAATGGGGTAATTAATGCGGGAAGAGTAGAAAATAGATTATTCGACCCAGTTCCTCTCGGTAATACATGTTGTTCTCAACCCTTAGATAACAACTATGACTATAGAAACTACTTTATTGAAAGTGGTGATGTAGTTCCTTTAGTTGATACTCTTAATGAAATGGACCAATATAAAGTAGGAGAAGGAGAATTGGTTTCAAGAATTATTATGGATAGAATTGTTTTAAGAGAAAAACCCGAGAAATTCGATAAAGAAGTGTCACCTGACGCGGAAGATGAAACTACTCGCAAACAAGTTTTTGTAAATAACATTACAGAAGGACGTTTTATAGGGAGACCACATATTTATGATGAATTTGGAATTTGCGTTTTAACTGGTGTTTCACGAGATTCTCTTATTAGAAGAGATATATCATTTGATGAATACTTCGAATACAACGACCAACTGGCTAAATCTAAATTATTTTCACAAATCAATAATGATAGGATTTATAATATCATAGTAACATTGAATGAATTACGAGTATCTAATAGCACTCTAAAAAACAATGAATTCTTTAATGAAATAATTGAAAGATTATCAAGTTTTAAAAGTGGTGATGATACGGAAGTGCTTGATTCAGTATGGGAAGAACTAGGAAGTCAAATAAGAATAGAAAGAGATGCCTTAATCGGATTATTATCAACTGTTGTAAATAAGAGAAAAATAGGAATTCTTAATGAAAAAATGGAGAGATTAGGTGAATTACAAAATATCAAACAGGATAATGAGAAACTAGTTGGTGAAGAAAGTGCTATTTCTCAATTTAACGAAAGACGTGAAAAATTACTAAGCAACTACTTCCATAAATTGCGTGTATTAATAAATGGAATTAACAATAAAAACGTAATCGAAGAAGATACCGTAAAAATGCTTATACCAAATCATTGGACTAAATCAGCTAGTGAAGCTATATTAAATAGTTTAGTTACTGCCAAAATTAAATCTAATTCAACTATTCATAAAAACATAGAGAAGGTCGTTGGAAATCAACAAATTGAAAAATTAGTTAAATCACTTTCAATGTTTGTTAATAAAAATACTCTAAGACTCTCTAATATTCTTGGTAAATCTAGTATTTTAAATTGTAATGAATCAGTAAAACTAGTTTCAGTAGTTTCAACTGAGAACTCTGCTGATTTACTTTATTACACACTAATTTTAACGTTTAAAGCTATGATGGATACAGTTGAATCTAGCACAGAGTTATCGAAATTAATGGGTGTCACCGTGACTCCTACTGGGACTCCAAGTAGGACTCCAAGCACATTTGAAGAAGCGATTGACATTCCTGAAGGAACCGAAGTCGCTACTGGAGATATTCCCGAAGATGACAACGACGAATTACCCCTATCGGTAGCTACCGAATCAGGAACTGATACAGAAACCGCAGTTAGAGAAGCTAGACTATTTACTGCCCAATTAATAATGGACTTTGTTAATGACATAACACGCGAACAAGACCTACTAGATAAATACACTCACTCTTACATTCAAAAAAGTATCAATAAAGTATCGGAAGAACAGAAGGAAGAAAATCTTAAATTTATGGAACTCCTTGAAACAGAAGCAAGACAAAGTCTTAAAGCAATGCTTACAATTGGCGTTGATTCTTGGAAGAACCTAGCAAGTAAAAATAAAGAATTGTATTTTGAAGTTCCAGAAGACCAAAGAGAAGTAGATGAACCTGTAGGAGATGATATTGAATATGACTTAAGAATCTCAGCCACTAGAGACCTAGGAGAAAACTTCACAGAAGAAGAATTTGCTCATTGGAGAGAACAAACTGCTAGATCCGAACATATAGAGAGAGAAGCATTGCGCGAACATATAATGCCTGGTGATGATGGAGATGGTCTCGATTATAATTCAGACTATGACTACATTAATGATTAATTATTAAATATTAATAATCTCGTTTTATATTAAGATGCTTGTATTTTTTGTAATATTAGTATTAATAATACTACTCGTTGTATCAATACGTCGCTTTTCAAAAAGTAATGAAAATTATCGTAATTTAGATTTTGTAAATTTGAGTAATCCAGAAGGTATTCAAACTGATATAATTGATGACGCAATGGCTCAAGAAATTATAATAACTAATTCTAAATATGCCTTTTATAAAAAAGAGGTAAAACGAACAGATTTTCTAAAAATATTAAAAAAAATAGGTTCACAGAATGGTTATACATTGAAAATACCAGTTGAAAAATTTAGTGAAGTTAAAAATATAGTAGAACCAATAACTCTAGGATATTTCAAAAAATTCGTGCTTGACCAGTTATCTATTTTAGTTCATGACTATGACCAGAAATATGGTTACCATCACATCTGGTTTGAAGACCAATCTTATAAATTAGATTCTTATAAAAACTATCGAGATAGTATAAATAATTTAGATTACTTCAAACTAAAAATGATTGTGGCAAGACGAGATAAAACCAAGGTGTTTAATATTAGTGTAGAAGGAATATACGATTTACTTAATGATAAAAATTACATTATAGATATATCATTAATAGGATTAACAACAGACGACTACTCTAAATCAGGTTTTTTTACCTACTATAGAAATAAGTTAAACGAGTTTGATAATCGAGGAGTTCATTGTTCAATTAGTAATAGTAAATCGTGTAAATTAGATAATCTTTCTATTGAAGAATCTGAAGAATACAAAAAGAAAAATGAGGATTTACAATGGGAACTAGATAATTCAAAATGTTTTTTCAAAAATGCCGATAGTAAAGTTGAATGTTTATCAAAAGATATAAATGGCGCTACTGGAATATGGGATACAAAATGTAAGGTAGATACAGATTGTCCTTTTTTTGGTTCTAATGGTAATCTTAATTATTCAAACAAGAGAGGAAAATGTATGGAAGATGGATATTGCGAATTACCACTAAATATGACTCCAATAGGATATAGACTCTATAGAAAAGGTAAAAAATATCGCCCTCTCTGTCATAATTGTGAAGTGACGCCAGAATGTATTGGTATAGAATGTAGTATGTGCTGTGAAACCCAAAGTGAAAAGGGACTCAATCCAGATTACGCATTCAACAATGATATTATCCAACGTGACAGAACTGAAAATAAAAAACAACTTGAATCAAAAAATCTAAAGGTATTTGATATAAAAATCAGGTAAATTATAATATACTATCAAAACTGAATTCTTTACTTTCTATTTTTGGATATTTCCAATAATTTTTTAATACTTCGTCGTGATAATAACCTAAGTCATATTTGAATCTATCTTGAGTCGAAATTAAGTTTTTCTCTAAATAATATTTCCTAGCACCAGGATGTATGGTATATTCTTGTTTACAAAATGCTAATTCTAATGGTTCATATTCTTCTGTATAGTATTTAATTTCACTTGGATTTACAGCATTTCTGTATATATGATTACGTTCATAGAAATCACTAACCATTTGATAAACTACATTGTCGGGTGTTTTGTCATGTGTAAAAAGTATTACGCGAGTTCCTATAGTAGGAATTTGCTCTTGTTCTTCTGCTTCATTGTAATAGTCTCCCAGTGCTATAGATTTCTCATAATAATAACTCTTTAATGCTGTTTTCAATAGAGAAGAGTTGTTATTTATTAAATTCACAAATTTTACATTCATTATCTTAACAATATTAGCAATATATACATTCTTTCCACCTGTCATTAAATAAATTCCATCAATTTTTTTATTATAAAAGTCGTTACAGAGTGTATTCATATCACCATTTTTGTAAAATACATTTCCAGTTGGAAATTTACCTCCACGTTTCTCCTTAGGTTTATCAATATTTCCTGGGTTATTGCCATTTATTAGACACATCAAAACAAAGTTATACTCGGAACCACTTTTACTAGGACCAACACCTATAACCTTTTTTTCCTTGCTATTAACTAAGTCTTTGAAACTAGTTATTTGACTAGATTCATCTGGTTCATCTCTAACTATAAAGTGTGCCTTTTCATAATACCCACCTGTAACAAACCTTAAATTTTTATATGACTTACTTAATTTTTTAAAGGCATTTATTCCTAATATACTATCGAAAAAAAGGTCTTCCTGTGAAAGGGCAAAATCACTCTGATACTTATTAACATTATTTAAATTTTTAATACTACCTGTAGATAGTTCTTTGGAAAATGTGGTATTATTTATTCTATCTAACATCCTAGATTCAATTGTACTCATTAGTGTATCATATGTTCCTCCTTTTCCCCCACTAGATAATTTATAATTATATCTCTCAACATTTTCTGTTAATATACGATTGTAACTGTAATAAACCATTGACAATGTAATAACTATTATAAAAAAAGCAAGCATCTATTAATTACTTAGTTTTTTTTATTTTTTTTGTATTTTTATATTATAATGAATATAAATTTACGTGTTCAGATTGCTGTTTTGATTTACTTAGTATCAATAACTGTTTTACTTTATTCTAATCCTAGATGGTTTTATACTCGTGAAAGTGAATTAAAACCATTCGGCACTGGTAAAGATAAAACTGTATTACCTCTTTGGATGGCTATATTATTACTCGCTATCCTTTCATACTATATTTCACATCTAATTATGCTTATAGTTTAGGAAAATACATTTACTATTCGATAATAAATATTTTAAATATTTGTTTTCTTCTGTTAATCCTTCCATAAAAATAAATGTTTTACCTGATGTTTCTAGTGTTTCCAGTTTTTTATAAGAATAACTTTTCATTTTTTGTTCACTAAAAATTTCATTTAATGTTTCTCTAGTGTTACAGTATTTTGAAACAATAATGGTATCCCCCTCTTTATTCTCTCTAAGGAAATCTTTAATAAATTTAATCTTTTTACCTTCATAACTAGTTAAATCACCTATTACTCCTTTTTGTGCTTTTGTTGGTTCTCGGCAAATAGGACATTTACCATTAAGTTTAACTGCTTTATTTAGGCAATTGAAACAAAAGGTATGTTGGCAATTTTGACTCTTACCTAATGAATTAGTATTAATTTCATCAAAGCATATACTACATGGTTCTTCTGGTAACAGACTAATACTAGTATAATAATTTTTTAAATAATTAAATGGTAAGCTATTGAATATTTCTATTTTAAATTGATTTTTGAATTTTATTAAATAATCTTTTTCATATTGTGTAGAACTTACTATTTTGTTTTTAAATTTACTGTTATCTAATTTAATTTGTTCTATATGAGATATTTTTAATATTTTACGAATAAAGTCACGAGATACTTCTACATTACTACCAATAAAGTTGAACCATTTTGCTATGTCTGATATTCTATATTTGTAAAAATATTTATTCAAGATTATTATTTTCTTGGAATCAATAAAACTCTTTACTATACTAGAATATTCTTGGTTATCTAATACACTATGGTCCAAAATGACAGTAGAATACTGGAGTAATTGTGGAATTACTATTTTTTTATCTAGTTCGCTTTGATTAATAAATGAATATTCGTATCGTTTCCTTTCTATATAATTTACTAAATCTTCTTCAGTAGTATTAACTTCTGTTACATCAAGCAAATATCCTCTATTATTGCTATTTGAATTAAATTTAAAGTTTTTTGTATTATCAACGCTAGTAATGTCTAGTATTTTTTCATATTCGTTAGGATTTTTTGTTAGAATTATGAAATCACTATTGTCTTTGAATAAATCATAGAATTTTGAATATGAATTATAGAACCAAAAGGTTGTATTTCCTATCGTATTATGTTTATTTCTTACAATATCGTTAGATGATAAATAAATTCTTTCTAATTCTATATCAAAAAAAAGATTGTCGCATTCTATAATATTATCACTAAAGTATGTTATTAGTTCGCCAGGTTGAATTGATTTATTAATCTTTTCTAGTGAATGTATTGGTTCATCATTTCTTTTTATGTTTCGTCTCAGCAATTTGAAAAGGAAATTCCTTTGTGGTACTTCAAATCCAGATTTTAAATATTCACGAATTTTGTTGAAGTTAATATCAACACGGACTTTATAGTTATATGCTGTATCACCACTTATATCTCTAAAACCGAACCATTTCTTGTAATTCACTAAACTTTTCTTTTTTATCATGGTTTTCTCTAACACTGGTTTGTATATCTCCGTAAAATTACAGAGGTTACATAATCTTAAAACTAATACTCCAGTCTTTTTGTCAATTATGTTATTATTAAGTCTATCAAAGGTTACTGAATTAGCGAAAAAATGGAATGAATGATTCATATAGTAACTAATTGAATTAGTATTTAAATTAAAAAAATACACTAGTTTTGTTTATACCGAGGTATCCTTATAAATGTTAATGCCCTTCTTGTTGTTCTTGATACATTTCTTGTTTTTCTTGTTTTTCTTGTTGTTCCTGATGCCTTTTTAGTCCCTGATGCCTTTCTTGTTGTTCTTGGTGGAGGAGAAGGAGGTTTCATACGTGGAATAACCACTCCATATCTTGCTGCCTCAGCAGATGTAGCAGGGTGAAATGCGTTATTATATACATATATCGCTTTGGCTGGATGTGGTTGTTCGTATAATGGTCTTCGGCCTAATAACGTTGGATTTATGTATTCTAGTGAGGATGAAGATGAAGAACGAGTCATATCACTATCAGTTCCGCTATCTGTATTACTAATTGAACCTTTTGCTTTCCTTGTTCTTGGTTTTTTTTT